GTCTAATCTGTCCATCATAAAAGAATTGCATTAAAAATCCGCCTTAGGTCTAAGAGCTGTTGACAAACTTTGTCTCTGAGCTTCTCTGTTGTTGCATATATTGATAGTCCATTGCCCTGCATACGGGATTGTCTGTTGGACTAGATTATTATTTACATCTGGTATCTTTGGAAGATTTATTTGCAAATGGCCAGAATTATTAACTAGGATACCAGGATAAGACGGACTCGTAGTCATCGGATGATCTGCAACAACATAAGCAAGTATTGTTGTTTGATATTTCAACACCACATACAAACCAGTTTGATATGAGACGCTGGTATTAATTTGTGTTTGCCCAACAGTTAATTCAATATAATCAACAGCAACTGAATCATTATAAATGTAATCACTATTATTAATAAAGCTAGTTTTAAGAGTAGATCGTGTATCATTGTTGGTCATATTCATACGCACTGCATCTTCAACAACTACCCATCCGTTAACTTGAGTATCATATCTAAATAATCTGTTTGGTAAAAAGTCTACTCTTAGATAAAAATCATTGTCTGCCGGATTGTTTGGAAATTGAATTCCAAATCCAAACGCATATCCGTTAACCGGAAAGCCATCACCTACTAGGTATCCAGTATATCCTGTTCTAACAGGCACACCATTTACTGCGGCAGCATTAATATTGCTGGCATTGCTAGCATCTAGTGTTGATTGATCAGCAGTTTCTAAAACTGGTTTGCCGGTATTAGGATCGACAGCAAGTGTATAAAACTGTCTAGTTTCATAACCACTTTTTGCGGCATCAGCTTCAGCTTGATTTACAACAGCATCATTAATAGATAGTGCTGTATTTTGTGTGCTGAGAATGTCTAGTAACGTGGTATTTTCTACCGGATCCCCATTAGCGTCAGTAGCTAGTTGATTAAAGATACTAGCAAATTGTTGACTGTCAGTAACTTTCTTACAACGTAATCTATACAAATGTGGTTGCCAAGTTACACTAAAACCGCCTGATGAACGACCTACATCATCGACTACATAATATCTAGGCAACGCAAAGCTGAGATTATTAAGTGCAAAATCGTCTCGCAAATGCGGAAGTTCTATGACATCACCGTTTATAGGTTTGCGCCCAATATACTTAATAAAATCGTTAATATGAATTTCTAAAAATATAGTATCATTATCGATGAACAATCCAAATTGACTTAGACTAAATTCACTTTGCTGAACATTATACAAACCTCTAATTCTATATACTTGCGTGTCGTAAGTTCTATCACGATTTTCTAAAAGTAGTAAGTCTTGAATGTTTGTAATAGAAGTTTGTGCGTAGTTAGGCTGATCAGCAGTGGCATTTGCCTGGGCTGTATTAGCACCTAGGTATTTGTGCAGATATACATCAGTTCCGCCCGCCTGGAACATTTCGCTAACTTGGCGATCTATAAAGTTGTAATCAAGCCCGTATTCTGGCTTGTATAAAGATAGTCTTGGCATATGATATTTATCGTAAGCTAAATATACTAGGAGAGTAAAAAATGGCTGATTCGCTACCTACAAATAACACTACTGATTCTACAACCGAACGAAACGCGGTCTTTGACTACATAAAGACCATGCTCGGCGATGGTATGATTGATGTAGAATTAGATCCTGCGCACTACGAGTTAGCCTTAGACAGAGCTCTTACACTTTATCGACAAAAAAGCTCAAATGCTGTTGAGGAAAGTTACAGCTTTTTAGAGCTTATACAAGATCAAAATGAATATCGTTTACCGGATGAAATTATTGAAGTCCGCGAAGTATTCCGTAGAGCTATCGGTTCTAGAAGCGGACTAGGTGCCGGCGGCACACTATTTGAGCCGTTTAATTTGGCCTACACTAACACCTACATGATGTCTGGTAGCATGATGGGCGGATTGGCAACATACGAAATGTTTGCCGGTTATCAAAAGCTAGTAGGACGCATGTTCGGTAGTTATATTGAATACAATTGGAAAAGAACAAGTCATATTTTAGATATCCTACAAAGACCGTTTGCCCAGGGCGAACAAGTATTGTTAAGAACCTACAACTATCGCCCTGATTGGGTATTGCTACAGGACATTTATGCAAAACAATGGTTAAGAGATTACGCACTTGCAGTAGCCAAGCAAATACTAGGACAAGCACGTAGTAAATTTGGGTCAATTGCTGGTCCAGGATCACCTATTACTCTTAATGGAACTGCATTGATAGCAGAAAGTAAAGAAGAAATGACACAGCTTACTAAAGATTTACAAAACTTAGAAGCTGGCGGAATACCATACACCTTTGTATTAGGATAATAGTATGTCAGTAATTACTAGAGAAATTTTAAATCCTAATTTGTCAATCGAAAGTTCAATAAAAAACGAAGACGGATCACTGCAAACAATTAAAAAAACATATAACGAAATAATTTTTGATATAGATTGTGCTAAAACATATTTAATTAACGAAAGAAATGCACAAGCCGGGCAAAAAGTCTTGTTATGTGAAAATGCTTGGCCACATTTTTTAATTTGGTTTATTGCATGTTCTGAATTAGGTATGGGATTTGTGTTTTTAGATCAAATAAATGTTAACAATTCTGAAAGTGTAGTTAATAAATTAAATGCATATGGCGCTATAGACCATGTAATTGTTTGGCCCTACGGCACTCTAGCTAAAGACCTTGGAAAATATAATGAAAATTCTATTCACATCGGTGTTTATAGTTTTTATAGATCCCCATTGACTCGTCCAGATGAACATGCAACCGTAATGTTAGCTACTCCTGAATCAAAAATATTTTATAGAATGACAGACGGAATTCCTAAAATTATAGAACATACTCATCAATATGTTTATAGTCTGCTAGAAAGAAATGCAAAAATCTATAGTTTACAGGACGCCGATTCTTGCCTGCATACGACAGGGTTCCACTTTAATTTTAGTCCAGTTACATATATATTGCCAGTAATAAAATATTGTTCAACTCACTACTATGTTGTGCCAGTTGGAAATAATGTAGAAAATATTCTAAAATTAAAAAATATTACCCATAATATGCAGAATGGGTTTGACAACCAACCTATATTTGAAGCACCAGAAACTCTTGGACCAGTCCTGTTCAACAATAAATGTCCTGATGATTTTTTTGGTGTTTACCTTGGCCCCGGAAATTTCTTAACAATTAGAATGCCAGACACAACCGATGTAATTACTAGTTCTGTATTTTCAAAAAATGGTGATGAATTTATACTGATAAATACCCCTAATATTTTTGTAATAAACGGGACCCCAATTAACGCTCCTGCTCTAGTTTCTGTAGTTGAGGAATTTCTTAAAGCAACTCGAGGAGTTGATTTTGATCTATTCATTTTTTCAAATAGAATTTATATAAAAACATCTAGTCCAATAAACTTGCTACTATTAAATTCATATATTGTTACAACTTTGTTGTTGACAGAATATATGATTATTGAACAAGTTAGCTATGTTCCGCAACATTGGATAAAAATTTCTTGACCTTGTAACAAAACTGTTATATACTAGAGTTACTCAAGGGGGCTCTATGATTATAGGTGTGTGCGGTTTTATTGGTTCTGGCAAAGATACTATTGCCGATTATTTGACTAATTTTCACGGTTTTAGACGTGAAAGTTTTGCTAACAGTTTAAAAGATGCTGTTAGTATGGTGTTTGGCTGGGACAGAACTATGTTAGAAGGCCGCACAAAACAAGCTCGCGACTGGCGTGAACAAGTAGATACCTGGTGGGCAGAGCGTTTAGACATGCCACATTTAACACCACGCTGGGTATTACAGCACTGGGGCACTGAAGTTTGTCGTAACGGATTCCATGACGATATGTGGATTGCTAGTTTAGAAAATAAACTGCGTAACAGCAAGGACGACATTGTTATTAGTGACTGTCGTTTTCCTAATGAAATTAAATCAATTAAAGATGCTGGCGGAATAGTTATTCGAGTAAAGCGTGGTCCAGAGCCAGACTGGTATCGAGATGCCGCAGACATGAATGCCGGAGATCGCTGTATGAATTATATGCTGGCTAAAACTCGTATGCAAAAACTAGGAATTCACGCTAGCGAAACAGCTTGGGTTGGCACTAAATTTGACTATGTTTTAGATAACAATGAGACTATTGATGACTTGTATAATCAAATTAAGAGTGTTATAAATCAGGCACTAGGTCGCCCTGCTTCCAGCGAACTCCCTCTTTATGAAGGACTCGTTGACAATTTGCACACACAGTCTTAAGGTTAGAGTGGCGGCAATTGTTTAAATCGCCGTCTACATGGAATACGTTAAACACTTCGGTATGGGGTGATTTAAATCCGCACTTATCACAAGAACTCTTTGGTTTATATCCGCTAGTAAACCAACGAGGTAATTTAACTCCTCGGTCGCATGCACCGCATTGGCGCCTATAGTATGGCTTGCCGTTTTTATAATAATTAACAGCAACTGGTCTTAATCCGCATGAACATAGTGGTCTCATGTAAATATTTAAGCCTTTTTAGGACCTTTTCTTAGCTGATATACGCAACAAAAAGCCAAAATCCTATAAATACAATTAGAAATCGTATTCATGGAGATTACATAAATGGCTACACTTAATTCACCAGGCGTTGCAGTAACAGTTGTAGACGAGAGTTTTTATACTCCGGCT